GTTGTTGTATTGGAATTAACATTATTCCAATTAGTAAAAACGTTTCCTAAAGTTGTGATATTTCCACCTTGAACACCAACAGCAACTCCAGCTGCATCTAAATAAACAGCCTTACTTGCAGGTAATGTACAAAATACATCTTTTGTTCCTGATGAAAAATTAACAACATTATCAGAATTAGAACTTGTTAAAACAGTTGTTCTAGTTAGTGTTGTACTATTAGCATTTAATGTTCCAAGTCCTACTTCAAACTCATTAGTACCCTGATTAAAAATTGTATAATAAGTTGTATTATTATTTCCAATTGCTGCTCCAAAACTATCAAAGCCAGTTTGAGTTGCACCCAATGTAATTGCACCTGTACCTGTTGTGGTAGCATTTACTTTAACTCTGTCGTTTATTACTAAAGCCATTTATTTTGTCCTTATGCCATACTTATTATTGCATTAGCGGGTGTACTTGGATTAGGGAATGAAATTGTAAACGTACCATTAGTAGCAGTTTTGTTTCCTCCAAAATCTAATATGACACATAATTTATCTCCATTAGTATCATTGTAAATAGCTGCACTATTTGCAGTAAAGGTAGCACTTGTTAATGTTGAATCAGTAAAGTCAACAGTTGCTACTGCACCGGTGCTTACCACTGCTTGCCCTGCTAAAACTTTTCCTGCTGTTGTGTATCCAGTATTATTAGAACTTACTTCATTAGTAGTTTGATATACTGTACTTCCAGTACTGTATGCAGCAAATGATGTATACAAAGCTATTTTAAAAGAGTTTCCTCCATTTGCGAAATTGTGTGTTCCCGACAAGAGTTCTCCTCTAAATGCGAACGGTATTATATTTGCCATATTATTTTTCCTTTATTTAATTTATTTTTAACCCGATGGTGATTTAGATATTAATTGTTGACGAATCATCCCATCTTCATATTCGTCTCTGCGTCTGTAACCAATTTGTTCAGTTGCATACGTTGTAAGTGCATTTTGGTAAAGCCCTTGATAATATTGTATCATATCCTGTGGACCTTTCAAGTATCCAAATGTGTTTATCAGACAACTATATAAAAGTAAATCTTGATATTTATTAGATAAATATGTTCCATTTGTAGATGCTGGAGCAGCTGCAGTAGGTAGTGTTGTATTGGTTATACTGACATTTTCTTTATTATATGCCATTGTAATTTCATAAGTTTTATCAGGAGTAGGAGCTACTAACCAAAAAGTTTCATCCCAATTTCCATAATATCTTGGTATATCTACTGCTGAAGTTCCGGGAGTAGAGTAGTACTCTGCCATAAAACTAGGGTCTCTTTGTTCTAGATAAAATTGTTCACCATTAGAATTTTTAAGTTGAACATAATTAATTGATCTTAGATCCTCAGGTATAGTTACATATTTATTTCCAACAATTAAACTAGATGTTGCGTAGTGTGCATTTTGATCCGTAGGTACAGCTCTTAAAATTGTATTTTCTGCATTTATAATAATATTTTTTAAAATATTATCTGTTAATACAGTGTCTGATACTTCTGTATAATCTCTAATATCTGATTGTAAATTTGCTAAAGTGTATGCCATATTATATTGCTTCCAATGTTACAGGTCCTGCTGAACAACTGTCTCCACCACCTTTTATACCAGATGTTGTTCCATTGCTAGTACTTTGAAAATAAAAATAATTAATAGGAGTTGTTAAAGGATCAGTTGTTGTTGCACCTGATACTGTTCCATTGGCTGCTATTTTTCCTAATAAAATTGTAAAACCCGCTGCTCTACTTATATCTGATACATTATTAAAAGTAGAAATTGGAGCGAAGGATTGTAAATTATAAGTGTCTGGTCCTCCTGCACCTGCTCCTGTTACTTGTGGTGCACCTCTTAATCTAACTACGGAGTTAGCTAATCTTTGATGATCAACTGAATATACATTAACAAATGTATTACCTCCTGAAATAATAATTTCAAATGGATTATTTTCTAATAAAATTAATTGTGGAGTACTCTCTGCTTGTACTCTTGGATTTTGTAAAGCTTGCGGATCTGATCCAACTGGTCTAGGTTCAAGCTGTGGTTGTTTTGGTTCATATTCTGAAGTGTGAACTAAAGATCCATTCCATTCTCTTAACATTTCTGTATAAGGAAATCTTAATCCCGATCTGTCAGAAATTGCTAATGCTTGTTTACCTTTAGCAAAAACTCCCATTATACTCCATCTCCATAAAAAGTTTGTGGTGATATGAATGTAGATGTACCTTGATTGTCTGCATCTAATGCTCTTAGAATTTCACTTTCATATCTTCTTTCAAGTTCTCCAGATCTGTCTGGTGAAACTTTTTGACTTAAATAATATGCAAGTCCTGAAATCATACAAGGAAAGAATCTATTAACTACGTCTGGTGTGTAATTGTAAGAACCTACGTCTTGAATTTTAGCCATATAGTAAAAACAAAATTGAAAACTACTTGGTGTAGATGTACTAGACACACTTGAATTTGGTGTTGCATATAAAAATACACTAGGATTTATTTTTCTCTCCACATAAAATTGTGAAGGAGTTCCTTGAACTAATTTATTGGGTACTGCATTGTATTGAGATCTGCTTCTTGAAGATAAAACAACATCAACAGGTGCAGTTGTTGTAGAATTATTTCTATAGTAAGCTTCTAAAATAGAAGTCATATCACTTGGAAAATTAACACTATCTGTTGCAAAACTATATTCGGCTTGTCCTAATACTAAAGGAACTTTAGCAAGTTTTACTTTCCATAAATGAACGCCTCTGTTTTGCCATTCTTGAAATAAAATATTTAAAGATCTTCTAGCACTTCTTAATTGATAACCAGTTCTAGTTCCTCTTACACCTGTTCTCTCATAAGCTTCTTCTATAATATCATCTATTTGAGGATTAAATTCTGTAGTTTCAGAAGTAGGGGAAACAGTTTGTAATGTATTACCCATGCCAGCTAAAGCTGTAGAATAATAAAATAATACTGGAGCACCAACGGTTCTTACCGGAGCGACAACAATTGTAACTTTAGCTCCAGCTTGACCTGCTGTACCTGTTACTGTTACACCTGTTGTATAATTTGCACCACCTGTTGTATTTGTTCCATCTTTTGTTGATGAAAAAAGAAAAGGAATATTAGCATTAGTCCCATCGGATTGATCAAATATGTAAGTGTTACCTTCTTGTAAATAGTAAATAGGACTTACTTCACCGTTAATAAAAAACTTATTAGCAGTGCCAAAAGCGTTGGTGCCACTTGCGACGGTGACTGTAAAAGTAATAGTCGCCATTTAATTTTCTAGTTACCTATTGGATTTGGACCGTCGTAAAATACTGTTATTGCCGTAAACCCTGCACCTATATCTAAAAAACATCCTGCTTTAAATAAAGTTCCATTGTCTGGAATATATGGATCTAAATAATCAACAGCCCCTGATGAGTCTAGTGCTAAAATTATAGAACCTGTTTGTGAAGTGTTTCTAAAGTTAGCTATCCCTGCTGTTGCTTTTGAAATTCCATGCATTCCTCTTACTCTAGTTCTACCTGAAAAAACAATTCCTGCAGTTCCAGTTGTTGCAGTAAAACCAGCTGAAGTGTTTGTTCCTAATGCTGCATTTGTTACAATTGAAGTTACAGTTAAAAAAGCATCTGTAGTTGTTACAGTGTTATTGTTTGGACCTGCTCTTGTTTCAGTTATAACTGCTCCACTTTCATCTGTTCCTGTAATTGTAAAATTAACTCCACTAAAATTTGCTGCTGATGTTAAAGTTACAGTTGTAACCATGTTGGAACCGTCATTAACGGCAGTTCCAGTTAAAACCATATTTCTTGCAGCCCCTGCTAATTGTTGTGCTGCTGCAACTGCAGTTGTACTTGCTGCTACTGGACCGAATCTTTTTGCTGCTACGTATGAATTATCTGGCATAATTTTTATTCCTTTTTATTTTAGTATAGGGCCCCGAAGGGCCCCTTAATTATTTATTAACCTACGTTAGCGTTTTGAATGTAACCAACAGTTATCCAACCAACACCTGTTCCCACGTTAGGGTATGTTAAAAGTATTCTTCTATCAGTTGTTCCAATGTCTGCCCACTCATCTACTCTAGCTTTGTTAGCTCCAGGTGTAACTTCGATGATACCTAAAGTACCACCAGCTATTGCGCCAGCTGCTGTAAATGCAACTGCATTTCCAACATAACCTAAACCAGCTGTAGTTGCAGCACCATTCCATACAACACTTACAAATAATTTTGCAAAAACCAATTGGCTGTTTGCAGGGATTATAATGTTTGTTGTACTAGTAGTAGCAACTTGAGTTATTGCTTCTGTTTGACTTACTAACATAGAACCTACGTTAGCCATATTTGTACCAATTGTAGTTCCTGTTGTATTTGATATCGATCCCGATCTTACCGGTCCTGAAAATGTAGTATTTGCCATATTAATATCCTCCTAGATATCTGAATACTGTCCCTAGGGTTGTCGACTATACGCGTCAGCATTCATCATTAATTAAAAATGTATAGTGTCAATAGTATATGTTATTTTTGAGTAGAGTGCAAGAGAGCCCGTAAAGAAAGTGCGATTTCAGCGATGTAGCTTTGTGTCTTAAGTAGCTACAGAAACTTGTGGAGCAGAGTCTTCTACTCTGTTTTTTAAGTGAGCAATTGCTGCTTCTTCCAGCTTGATGTCAGTGATAACTCTTTTTACTCTGTCATCAATCTTAACCATCTCAAGAGTGTACCTGTTATTATCTAGGTGCTCCTGCTGCCACTTCAACTCCAAGGACCTTTTTTGTTTGTATAGGTCTTGTATCATCTATAACCTCCTCATAAGTTATTCGATTTAATCCCGTATGATAACTATCTCCGAGATACTCCCACACTATACTGTTTTCTCCTAGTTTGTCAAGTATTGCATCTTCAACACTTTTAGCTGTATCGTCAACATGCTCAACATTAAATTTTGCATGATAGTTATAGGCCCAGATAGTTATAGTAGTTTTTTTCATTTACACACCTTGTTGTAGTTAAAAAAAGGGCCGTTTTTAGGCGGCCCTTTAAATTATTTATTATGCTCCTGGAGAACCGAAGATTCCTCTTGGGTCCGAGAAACCAAATACGTATCTCTCTCTAGCTTTGTATCTAACATTACCAGTATCGAAGTCGCCTTCCATAGTAGTTTTGATAGGTGATCTGCTAAAGTGCTTAAGACCATTTGGTACATCAGTTTTAATGAAGAAAGCATCAGTATCAGTTAAGTAGTGATTTACTACGTAACCTTCAGGGATCATTCCCATGTTATTGATTGCATTCAAATCATTATCAGCTGTTCCAACTCTGCCTTTAGTGTTCATCAGTCTATCAGCTGTAAATTGTAAGTTAGATGGAATTACTAATTTCATTCCTCTAGCTGCAACTTTTAAGCCTCTTTCGTCTGTGTACGCTGCGATGTCGATCAACGACTGCTCAAGAGAAGTTTCATTTAGATCAGCATTAACTGTTAATCTATTTGAAAAAGTTCCCGCAAGTGTTGGGTGTGCTGTGCTTATTAAAGATACACCGTCTCCACCAGCAAATGCTGCATTGAACGCATTGTTCAGTACTGCTGCACCTTTGATGTTTTTAGTAGACGCCATAGATCTTGCTAGTGCTTTTGTATATCTAGACGCTAGTCTGTCATACAAATTATCCTCAATCGCTTCTTCAGTGATTGCGAACGCTAGTGCGATCGTTTCGTTTGTGTATCTTGCAGTGAACGTTTCTTGTGCATCGTCAAACTGAATGCCTTGGCCTTCAGCTTTAACTGCTGCATTTCCGAAACCAGATAACATCACTTCTTCTTCAAACGCTCTGTCTGAAGATTCTGTGTCGAAAATCTCTTTTGTTTCATCTGCATATTGTCTGTACTCAAGTCCAAATAGTGCATTTAGACCTGGCTCTAGTTCTTTAACTAGTTGTGCTCTTGATATTGCCATGTTTATATTCTCCTATTTAGGGTTAGTTCAAGTACGCGCTTGCTTGAGGGTTAATAACAACGATAAGATCTGCACCAGCGACTGTAACGTCTGACTGATCCATAACATTTGCTGATCTTACAATTTTCCACATATAGTTAGCTACGCCAGTAACTGCAACTCCACTTAAATCTAAAGTAGAATCAGATTGACCATTTACGCCTGCACCAACTGAATTTAAGTTGAAACCATTGTTAGTCAGTCCGTTGAAGCTAGCATTAGTTAATGCTGCGTCAGCTCTTACTGTGTACTCTTGTGCAGGGTTAGAGTTTGCAAATGCTGTAATATTTGCACTACCCGTGTTGTAATCAACTGAAGTCAATTGACCTGCATTCAAACCATTAGTCCATGAAGGTTTTCCGTTTGCGTCAACAAAAGTTGCGCCATTGAAAACACCTAAGACTTTGTTTGTGTTTGCTCTATTGTGTGCCCATCCTACGCCACCTTGTACACCATCTGTCATAGCCAGTGCTGATGTGTCTTGGATAAATCCAAGAGAGCCGTTACCTGCTGCAGTTTGCATTGCGACAGGGCTTCCTTTTTTGATAGCAACATTAGTTGCTAAAGCTTGAACTAAGAATTCAGACTGACCACCTGTAGCTGGAGTATTTCCAACTGCCATAGTCTGTCTGCATCCATAGCCCGCTGTTTGTGCGTTTGCCATATTTTTTGTTCCTTGTTATATATCTACCCCGAAGGGTCGATACGATTAATTTAATTTGTTGGTCCTAGAATTATTTTTTAGTACCACCAAAAGTTACTCGCGATTGCCTATCTTGATTGATCGGCATGCTTGGGTGCTGTTCCTTAAGTAAATCGTTATTCACTGCTACATCTCTTTCCATATTTTGTTTTGCAAAATATGCTTCACGAGATTGCGCGATTTCTTCGGCTATCCTTGCTAGCACAAGGCCACCCACTCCAATTACCCCTGCGTATTTACCTGTGTCCATGACTGGATAATCCATGTCAGGATATTCGTCAGCTCTCACTAACTCCCATCCTTCTCTTAGTTTACCGGCAACGTTTTTAGTGTCGTCAAAACCAAGAACTTCTGTTCTTATCCATCTGTGTCTGAACCCATGTGGCGCATCTGGTGCATCAAGTGAGTTGGGTGGAGTCCACGTAGTTTTTTTAGCTGTCTTAGCTCTAGTAGAACTCGCACGTGAGGTTTTTATTTTTTCATTTTCCATAGACTTATAATCCTTCCGTGATATTTAATTGTTTCGCATAGTCTTCTAGCGGCACACCTAATCTTTTAGCTATTGCTACCTGTGATGGTGAGAGTTTCACAGTCTTTTTGCGTCCTGTCGTGGCTGAACGATTAGCCGATGCTACATTTTGAGCAGGTCTTGCTCTTTTTGTAGTTGTATCCGCTATCTTATCAAACTTATGTGGAAATTCAAGTCTTATTCTTGAATCAACTTCCTCATAATATTCGTTAGATTTAGGATCAAATCCTTCTTCCTCTACTAGCTTTTTATGTATATCAAAAGCCGTATAAGTCATTGCAGAATCATTACCAAACCAACTATTTTTAGAAGCCCAATCTTCAGCTCTGGGATCAGATTGTTGTTGTTGCTGTGGCTGTCTTTGTTGTGGATTTATATTCACTTCTTTTTGTCTTGGAGCAACATCTTGTTCCGCAACTTTTAAAGAATTTAATCTAGCATTTTCTACAGATAATGTAGCTAATTGTTCTTGTGCTGAGATTTGTGCTTCTACATCTTGAGATTCAATAGCATTTTTAAGAGCTAGTTTTGCTGCTGCTAGACTAGTCGTAACTCTACTTTCAAATTCAGATACATAAGATTTATCTAATTTAGATAATCTACTTTCTGCTTGATTTTTTTGATGAGTAACATTTTGAGCATAAGTGACAGCTTCTTCTCTTTGTCTCTCTGCTTCTCTCATTTTACGAGTTAATTTAGCAATACGTTTTTGAACACCATCACTATAATCTTTTAACTCATCTTTTTCTTCTTCGGGTTTTTTAAGTTTGACTTCTCTTTCGTTTTCAAAAGATTTGTCTTCTGGAACTTGTTCAACTTCTATTTGTTCTTCTACAACTTCCTCTTGTTTTACCGGTTCTCCTTTGTCGTCTAAATTAATATCTGCTCCGACTGTTTCGCCTACGTCAATTAATTCTTCTGATGCTCTTATATCGTCTGGCATAGTTTCTCCTATGTGGTTAAATTAAATGAAGAAGAGATTCGGGATCTTTTACAGTTCCTAAAACTTCATCATCGTTAAGTATTCGCACTTCTCCACCTTCTATTGGTAATCTTGAACCCGCATAACGAGCAAAGATAACCCACTCTCCTTTTTTACACCAAGGTTCCTCAAACTTATCTTTATCTTTATAAGCTAATGGTCCCATTTTTAAAACATAACCGCAAGTAGTTGCAATTCGTGCTTTATCTAAAGTTTCTTGTGAAAACAATATTCCACCTTTTGTTTTAGTTTTAGGTGTAAAAGGTAAAACTAAAATTCTATATCCTGATGGATTAGGTAATTCATCAACTGTATCAACTCCAATATTTTCTGGACTCAATGGTTCCGTTTCAGGGGGTAAAGTTTTTTTCTCTTCTTCGTATTTTTCTTGAAGTCCAAGTTTAATTTTTGGTACTTCCTTTGCCATCGCCGATGTCAATAATGTTTCCTTGCTCATTTTTTTGCTCCTTAGGTTTTAGCAGGTTAGAGATATCCTGTAATGTTAGTTGTATTCCGTGCGCTTGTCCTACTAGATATCGGTATTTTTCCATTGTGTCAACCCCTCCAGCTAAAAGAGCGTCTCCTATATCTTGTAGTCTTAATTGTAGTGATTTTTGTGTTTTACTTATTATTAGTATATCGTCCATCTTCTCTCCTTATAATTTAAATTGTTGCAATACTATTAATTTTTCTTCAGCATTTGCAATTTTTTCTATTTGTTTATCTACTTCTTCTATGTGTTGTGGATGTTCTCCAATACCTACAGAATTTTCTAAGTAAATTTTAAGTGTAGCATCTGCTTCAGATATCTGTGCATTATATCTATCTTCCAGTGCCGTTAATATGGCTTCTCTCATATTATCTTTTTTAAAACTTTAGCTTGGCTTGCATGTAATTTAGAAGCTTTCTTTAAACCTTTAATTACTTTTTTAACTTTTTTAACTTTTTGTTTTTTCATTTCTTAGCCACCTTATCTTTGTTAGGACCTTTTTTAATTATATAGTCTTGAGTTCCATTAGCACCTGCATTAACTTCTTTTTTTAAATGTCTAAATAAACTCATCTCTTTGATTTTCTTATAGTTGTTTTTTAAAAAAGTTTCAAGGAGTTTTGTATCCCGCATTTAGCAGTCCCATTTTCTAAGAGATTTATTTATTCTGCTGTTAGGATCTCTAGCTGTTTTAGCCGAAGTTAATTTCTTTTTCATTCCACCCATTCTTGCACAGAATGATTTACGTCTAGAACTTGTTTTAGATTTTGTTGGGGCTTTTAATGTGCCACCTTTATAGCTTGCTCTACCTTTAGCGTTTAACCCACCGGATTTAGATTTGCCTTCTTTTCGTGTCCATGCGGCACTAGCCATTACGCTTTCTTTTTAGGTTTTTTAGCTGTCTTAGCTGATCTTACAAAATTAGCTTTTGTTGGTGCACCTTTAGCTCCAGGTTTTCTCATACTCTCACCTGAGCCTGCAGCGATACGTTTACGTTTAGCGTGAATATTTGCGTATAGTCCTGGTTTAGCCATTGTGTACCTTTCCACAGTCTTTACAGACGTCAATAGTTACTGGATTAGTTTCTATGTTTGCACATTTACATCTTTTACCAAAAACTTTATCTACTAATTTAGTATAAACAGTTCTGATAATTTCTAATGGCCAACATAAAAAGTTTTTCATTATTTTATTTTTCCACCATCTTTTTTAAAGCCCATTTTATTTCTGACTTTTTTAGGTAGTTTTCCTAGTGATTTTTTCTTTGCTGCTGGTACTGCCTTTAAAGTTTTACCACCATCTTTATACATAGATCTTGTTCCGTAATCGTTTCTCATAATAGTTGCTCCTTACTTTTGTTTTATTAGATTTGTTGCCTTAAGTCCATAGACGCTCGCAATGACACCTACAAAAATTGTTTGATACCAAATTGGTAAATTTCCAAAGTGCAGAAAGAATAACTCCATTTTCTCCATATGTACAGGATTATCCGACCAGACACTCCATCCCAACATTACGATTGGCACCGAAAGTAAAATCAAAATAAATTCGTCTTTCCAATCTGATTGTCTAGATTCTAAAAGTTTTCCTTGGTAAGCTTCCTCACCAGCGGCCATCTTAGATGCATGCATAAGCTGTGCATCAGACATAGCCATTTTCGTTCTCTGTTTGTTAGCGTAAATTTTACTACCAGCAGAAACGGCTAATTTAATTGCCGAGATCCACATTTAGTACCACTTAGCCTTAACAGGTTTTTTGTCAGCTCTCATTGCTTTAGTTCCTCTAACAGTCACAGTTTGTGTTTCAGTACCACTAGTCATTTCGATAGTTTTACCGCCTGTTGAATAACCATCCGGACCACAACCAAGTTCTTTTTCGATCTTGACGTCGTCGTTCATGAAAGTTGATCCTCTTTGCCAATCTTTACTCATAATTTTCTCCTTAATGATTTATTATACTTAATTTTTCTTAAAGTTTCTACCAAAATCGAATCTTTTACTAGCAATAGACATTTCTTGTTTTTCTAAAGAAGTATCTGCTCTTAAATTAGCCAATTCTTCGTTTTGTTCCAGTTTTTCATCGTGATGTGTGTCATTCATTAACGCTTTCATCTTATCTATCTCAGTTCTACTGTTATTATAAGAGTTTCTATCTTCATTTTCTTTAGCTTTTAAGTCTAATTCTCTAGATTTAATTTTAATCAATGGATCTCCGCCCGCTTCACTACTAATCTTATCTTCTTCTTTAGCATAGTCCATAGTTAGCTCTGCAATTAGAATAGCTTTTCTTGCTTCTATTTGATTTGTAAGTTGTTGTACTCTTTGTTGCATCTGCATAGCGTTAGGATCTTGCATTGCTGCAGGATTTTGCATTAACGGTTGTAGTTGTTGTTGAATTTGTTGCATCTCTTGTAACTCTTCTACAAATTCTATTTGAACTTGCTCTTGAGCCATTAAACTAATGTGTTCTAAAATATTTTTTTGCATTGCAGCCATTGCCATAGGACTATTTTGTACCATAGAGATAGACATGAAACTTAAATGCGCATCAATGTGTGCTTTGTGATCTTGTCCACCAAATGCTTGAAAAGGTTTTCCAGATAAAGACATAATATGTTCTAAACTCGGATCCATTGGAATTGGTTTAGCTGGTGGGGGTAAAATTGCATTAACGTCTTTTACTCCTAACGCATCATACATAGATCTATATGCTTGATATAGATTATGTAGTTGAGGATTTGATTGCGCTAGTTGTAATTGACTTTGTGCCAAAGAAATTCTTTGAGTTTGAGAAAAAATGTTTGGATCTGCAACTGGCAGAACATCTATCTTGTCATCAAAGTCGGCAACTTTAATTTGTCGAGCTGCACCAGGTACATCATAAGGATATACAGGTGGTAAGTAAGTTTTAAATACTTCAGCCAACAATTTAAATTCTGATTTCATTCCAACATATAATCTTTTATGGATTGCAGACATTACACGAGAACCACGTTCAAGAAGAGCAACAGTTGTACCAACTGCAGCGCCTTGATTTCCATCACCAACTTGCATGTCAGCAATACTCGCAAATCTTTGTCCAGCATCAACTACTACACCCATTAATTGTAATAAAGTTTGGTCTGGTCCTTTAAAAGGTAGTTGCATAAATTGATCTTTAATATTTCCACCAGGAACATCTACATCTCTAAATTCTCCAGGCTGTAATGGTTGTGCATCGTCTCTCATTCTAACACCTCTGGTTTTAAAACCAGCGGGTAAGTTAGCTAAAGTTCCTGCATCTAATAATTGTCTTAATGCAACAGTTGCAGTACGTGATAATCCACCGATCATGTGAATTAAACCTAAACCATAAAAACCTAAACCAGGTAAAAATTTAAAATGTACAAAATAACTTATTTTTTTCTTTAATGGATCTTCTTCTTTAAAATTTCTTCTAATAGATAATATTTTACTATTCGCTTCATCGATAGTTACAATGTAAGGTAATTTAATTCCTGTTGGTTCTCCATCTTCTGGATTAACATCCTCAAAACCTTCTAAATCTAAATCAACATGCATTTCTAAAATAGTAAACATATCTGCAGAACCGTTTGCTTGAATACCTTCTAGTTCTAGTTCTTTTTCTTTTAATGCATTTTGTTGTACAGGAGGATCACCAAGATCAATGTCTTTATAAAAACCATTAATCTGTTGTTTACGTAAATCATTCTCTGAAATTTTAATTACATGAATAATTGCTTCTGCATCTTCTAATGAAGTTGCACTATAAGGTACAACTAAATCTTCAGAGGGAATAAATTTAGATACTGCTCTACCTAGTAAATCATCATAGTAAACTTTTTTAAAAGTAGAACCAGACAGGGGTAGGTAAAATAACATTTGATCAAATTCAGGTTCATACTCTTTCATTTGATCCATAATTTGATAATTCATAAAATCTTTAACTCTTTTAGATTGTTCTTCTTTTTCAACTGTAGTTGCTCCTAAAATTTGAGTTCTAACAGGACCATCTGCTGGTAATAATTCTTTGTAAGCTTGTGCTTGAAATTGTGTAACTGCTTCTGCTAATACTGGGTGAGTAACTGAACTAGCTCCTCTAAAAGGTTCTGTTCTAGTTACATATTTAAAACCTAAAAGGTTTAAACCTTCTCTATAACTTTCAGCCCATTCTGATCTTGCTTCTTTATAATTTGTAAATTTTTCCATTAGCTCGGATGCCATGGGGTCTGTCACACTATCTTCTAAAACTTCTGCTATATTATCAAAATGACCAACACTTTCTGCTTCAGTAGCGTTTGGGTCAAAAGAAACTTCTGCTCCACCATCTTCAGTCATGTCTATTTCAACAGGTCCTTCAGGGGTATCAATTACTTCTGCTTCTTTTACTTGTTCAATTTCAATTTCTTCACCCAATGCATCGGGATCCATATTTGGTAATGATTTGTCTATAGTAGCCATAGGGATATTCTATCTTCTTTCAATTAAT